GCGTGACACTTTCAGATGAATATGACTTTGCTGGCAACGATACATACGAAGAGACACTATCGTTTCAAGCACTTCTAGTACAATTAGAAGGAGTATATACTGCTCAAGTACAATGTAAGAATATATCAGATCAAGGAACATTAACATTTAGAATTTCTTCAAAGTCGTAACTTATGTTTTTTAATAAGACGTACGAAGAAAGACTACGTATCTGGCACGACTTTAGACAAGTTTTAGAGTCTGCAGAAGATCCGTTCCAAGAAGCAATAGATGCATATGAAACTGTTCCAACAGAACATATGTCTGTTGATCCTTACACTCCATCTGCGTGGCCAAATCCTTGGGAATTAATCAAGGAAAACTCTTATTGTCTCTTTGGAAAATTATTAGGAATTGCATACTCTTTGCAGTTAACCGAACGTTTTTCCCAGGAGAAATTTGAGATACATATCTTTATAGATAGGGCAAAGAGTAACCATTACTATCTTCTTAATGTTGGCGAAGTAGTAATTGGTTATGAAAATCAACTAAGAATAACTAGGCAAAATTTTCCAAAGGATCTGCAGCCTCAAATGCAATATAGCATGCCAGCATTAAACTAAATATCAGATAAACGGAACAATTAGGAGAACAAAGAATGTCAAACGGTATTCACATCGTAAAGCGAAATGGCGATACAGAATCAATTAATATTAACAAAATACACAAGGTAGTAGAATTTGCTTGTGAAGGTTTAGCAGGAGTTAGTAGTAGCCAAATCGAAATGAATGCTAATTTACAATTTTACGATGGTATGAGTACAAAAGAAATTCAAGAAATATTAGTAAGAAGTGCTAACGATTTAATTAGTTTAGAAAATCCAAACTATCAATATGCCGCTGCTCGCTTATTAACATATAACTTGTACAAGGAAGTATTTGGCGATTATGACGCTGTACCGTTTATTGACATTATTAAAGCAAATATTGATCGTAAAGTATATGATCCTGCTATTCTTGATTTGTATTCAGACGAAGAAATTGAAAGACTTGATAGTTACATTCACCACAAGCGTGATGAAAACTTTACCTATGCAGGTATGCGTCAAGTAGTTGATAAGTATCTAGTACAAGATAGAAGCTCAGGCGAGATTTTTGAAACACCGCAGTATATGTATATGATGATTGCGGCAACACTATTTGCTAACTATCCTAAAGAAACACGTATGCACTACGTAAGGAGATACTACGATGCGACCTCACTTTTTAAAGTCAACATTCCAACCCCAGTCATGGCAGGGGTTAGAACTCCTGTACGTCAGTTTGCTAGTTGTGTTTTGGTTGACAGTGATGATACTCTTGATAGCATCTTCAGTAGCGATATGGCTATTGGCCGCTATACTGCACAACGTGCAGGTATTGGGATTAATGCTGGCAGAATACGTGGCGTCAATTCGAAGATACGCGGTGGCGAAGTGGCGCATACTGGTATCATTCCTTTCTTAAAGAAGTTTGAATCTACTGTAAGATGTTGTACACAAAATGGTGTACGTGGCGGAAGTGCTACAACACACTTTCCGTTTTGGCATCAAGAGATTGAAGATATTCTTGTACTTAAAAACAACAAAGGTACAGAAGACAATCGAGTACGTAAATTAGACTATAGCATACAGCTCAACAAAACAATGTATGAAAGGTTATTATCTGGTCAAGAAATAACTCTTTTCTCGCCGCATGATGTTCCGGGTTTATATGAAGCATACTTTGGTGATGCAGACAAGTTTAAAGAAATGTACGAAATGTACGAGCGTAAAACAAGCATTAAGAAAAAGAAAATTGATGCAATGGAGTTGTTTTCTGCACTAATTAAAGAACGTGCAGAAACAGGACGTATCTATATTATGAACGTTGATCATTGCAACACTCACAGTTCATTCAAAGACACAGTTTACATGAGCAATCTTTGCCAAGAAATCACATTGCCTACAAAACCTTTACAGCATATTGATGACGAAGAAGGTGAGATTGCTTTATGTATTTTAAGTGCAATTAATGTTGGTGTGATTAAAGACTTAAACGATTTAGAAGAACTATGCGATCTTGCTGTTCGTGCCTTAGAAGAAATTATTGACTATCAACGTTATCCAATTAAGGCAGCAGAGATAAGCACTAAAGCAAGGCGCTCGTTAGGTGTAGGGTATATTGGCCTAGCCCACTATCTGGCTAAGCAGAAGGTTCAGTATAGTGAGCCAGAAGCTTGGAAGATTGTACACGATTTAACTGAAGCATTTCAGTACTACTTGCTAAAAGCCAGTAACAAATTAGCGCAGGAAAGAGGTGCATGTGATTATTTTAGCCGCACTAAATACAGTGACGGTATTCTACCGATTGATACTTACAAAAAGGACGTGGATAATTTAGTACCACATAAATTAAATTATGATTGGGATAGTCTTCGAAATGACATTAAAGAATATGGACTACGGCACTCAACATTGTCCGCACAAATGCCATCGGAGAGCAGTTCCGTTGTGTCGAATGCAACAAACGGCATTGAGCCACCTAGAGGATACTTGTCCGTTAAGAAGTCAAAGAAAGGACCTCTTAAGCAGATTGTTCCACAGTATCAAACGTTAAAGAATCACTACACATTACTTTGGGAGATGCCAAGTAACGAGGGATACATTAATGTTGTTGCAGTTATGCAAAAGTTCTTTGATCAAGCGATCAGCGGAAACTGGAGTTATAATCCAACGCATTTTGAAAACAACGAAGTTCCTATGAGTGTGATGATTCAAGATTTGTTGAATACTTACAAATATGGTTGGAAGACTTCTTATTATCAGAATACATATGATTATAAAGAAGATCCAAGCGAGTTAGAAGATGAACAGCCACAGCTAGAGCTTGCACCAAGTGAAGTTGAAGAAGGCGAAGAGTGCGAGGCTTGTGCAATTTAATGGTTGACAAGTCAATATAATTATATTATTATTGAACATAGAAAAGGATTAGGAAATGTCAAAGACAGTATTCAACAAGGAGAAGGTTGACTTCACAAAACAACCAATGTTCTTCGGAGCAGAACAAAACACACAGAGATATGACACATTCAAATTTCCTGTGTTTGACAAATTAAATCAAACTATGCTTGGTTACTTTTGGCGACCAGAAGAAGTAAGTTTGCAAAAAGATCGTGCAGACTATGCTAATTTTCGTCCAGAGCAAAAGCATATTTTTACATCAAACTTAAAATACCAAACACTATTAGATAGTGTTCAAGGACGTGGGCCATGCCTAGCATTTTTACCACACGTATCATTACCTGAAATTGAAGGTTGTATTGTAACTTGGGACTTCTTTGAAACAATTCATAGTCGTTCGTATACACATATTATGAAAAATGTATATGCAGACCCAAGTGAAGTATTTGATACAATACTCGACGACGAGAAGATTATTGCTCGTGCAGAGTCAGTAACAAAACATTACGATGCATTCAACGAAGCAGCAGATGCTTATTTTCATCGTGGCGAAGGCGACTTACGTGAAGTCAAAAAGAAGCTCTACCTAGCAATGCATACGGTAAATATTCTTGAAGGTTTACGCTTTTATGTTTCTTTTGCTTGTACATTTGCATTTGGCGAATTAAAACTAATGGAAGGTAGTGCTAAGATCATTAGCCTTATTGCTAGAGACGAAGCACAACATCTTGCACTAAGCACTCATATTTTAAAACTTTGGGCGCAAGGTAAAGATGATCCTGAAATGGTTAAGATTGCAAAAGAATGTGAAGAAGAAGTATACGACTTATGGCGTGAATGTGTAGCTGAAGAAAAAGATTGGGCCAATTATCTATTTAAAGATGGTTCAATGATTGGACTAAATGATACACTACTACATCAATATGTAGAGTATATTGCTAATCGTAGACTAAAGGCACTGGGCATGAATACTATATTTGATGCTCCAGTTAATACTAACCCGCTACCGTGGACAACACATTGGCTATCTAGTTCTGGACTACAGGTTGCACCTCAAGAAACAGAAGTAGAAAGTTATGTAATTGGTGGCATTAAACAAGATGTCAGTAAAGACTCACTGAAAGGATTTTCATTATGACAACAAACATTGTAGTATGGTCTAAAGATAACTGTCCGTTTTGTGATAAAGCAAAAGCAAAACTAAACTCTTTACACTTAACTTACGAAGTTCGTAAAATTGGCGATGGATGGACAAGAGAAGATCTCTTAGAGTCTGTACCAAATGCAAGAAGTGTACCGCAAATATTAATCAATGGTCAATCCATTGGCGGATATAACGAACTAATAAAGTATTGTGAAGACACAGGTTTTAACGGAACCGGATACACATTATGATTATTGAAACCCCTTATAAAATTGGAGACACAGTCTCACTAAAACTATTGTCAGGCGAAGAAGTTGTAGGTCGTCTGGAAGATGAAGAAAATGGATACAAAATGCATAAACCAATGATGCTAGTTCAAACAACAGATGGACTTGGACTTGCACCGTTTATGTTTTCTGTAAGTGCAGATAGTCCTGTACTCATTAAAAAAGCAGCAGTATCGTGTGTTATGAAAACAGCCGATGATGTTGCTAAATCATATACAACCCAAACTACAGGTATTGTAACTTAATGTCAAAAACAGGAATCTGCAGAGATAACGATACAGCAGGCGGAGATTTAATTCCGAGTCAAACTACTGTATATGCTAACGGAGAAAAGGTCATTGTCAACGGCGATTCAGTCGCAAGTCACGGCGATGCGCCTCACAATTCTCCTACTATGACAGCAGGTTCTAAAAATGTTTTTGTAGGCGGTATTGCAGTATGCAATGCTGATGATACTGCTACATGTGGCCATGCTGCCACAGGCAGTGAAAACGTATTTGTAGGTAATTAATAGGAGAAAAAATATGTCAAACCATGAAGAAATTGTACAGGCGTACAATAACTATCTTGCTGAACACGCAACTTTTGAAGATAAAGGCGTAAAAGCAGCAGCCGCAAGAGCTCGTAAGGCTCTTGGAGACCTAGGCAAACTTACTAAAGAACGCCGTAAAGAAATTCAAGATAAAAAGAACTCAATGTAATGAGTGGACAACGGCGCTGGCTCAAAACTTGGGCACGTACCGTTGGTATGCCTGTAGGCATAACAGACGACGATAAGCCAGAATTCCTTCCTATATCCCAAAAGGATGTAAAGAAGGCTCTGGCTTTTCGCACCTTTTGGATAGTGTTACATGTAGTAACCTGTCTTATGATCATAGCCGGTAATGGCAAAACTTTAGGATTTTGGTAAATGGATATTCGTATAGCAGAAATTTTAGATAGAGAAGTTGATCGTCAATCTACAACTATAGAACTTATTGCTAGTGAAAATTTTGCTAGTCGTAGCGTAATGGATTTAGCAGGTAGTGTGTTTACAAACAAGTATGCAGAAGGCTATCCAGGCAAACGTTACTATAACGGCTGCGAGCATATGGACGAAATTGAGCAATTTGCAATAGATCAACTTAAAGAAATATATGAATGTGAGTTTGCTAACGTCCAACCTCACTGTGGGGCCAATGCAAACACTGCAATTTATCTTGCATTTTTAAAGCCAGGCGATCGTATACTTGGAATGGATCTAGCAAGCGGCGGCCATTTAAGCCACGGTGCACCTGTAAATATTTCTGGTAAAGTTTACGAAGCACATCATTATGGTGTAGACGAAGCAGGTTGGTTAGACTACGATGCTATAATGAAACAAGCAGTTGAAGTTAAACCTAAAATGATTGTTGCAGGTGCTAGTGCATATCCAAGACAAATTGATTGGGAAGCATTTAGAGTAATTGCTGATCAGGTAGGTGCTTATCTATTAGTTGACATGGCACATTACTCGGGCCTTGTTGCAGGACATGCATATCCAAGCCCTGTACCTTTTGCAGACTTTGTTACATCAACTACACATAAAACTCTAAGAGGCCCACGTGGCGGTATTATTCTTTGGAACAATGCAGCCTATTCAAAAAAAATTAATTCAGCAATCTTTCCAGGAACACAAGGCGGTCCACTAATGAACATTATTGCTGCCAAAGCACAAGCATTTGTAGAAGCAAATGACCCTGACTTCCGTCATTATGCATGCCGTGTTGTTGATAATGCACAAGAAATGTGTGCAGTGTTTAACGAGCGTGGCATCAAAATACTCACAGGAGGTACTGATTCGCATATAATTCTTATGGACTTGTCTAGTAGTAAATACAGTGGCAGAGAAGCCGCTGACTTACTAGAAGAAAACGGCATCACTGTCAATAAAAACGGTGTGCCAAATGATCCACGTTCTTTTGTCGAAACAAGCGGTATTAGAATAGGCACAGCCGCAGAGACAACAAAAGGACACGATAAAATGTGGTTTAATGAATTAGCACATCGTATCGCTGATATATTGAGTTAATGTTTTGGATAGATTATACGGTACATAGCGGATTAAATAGATTTAGAGTAGAAGGCGACTGGCCCGGAGAAGTAATGGGCTTTGATAAGGATGGTAATAAAATTCCTGACAAGACCGTCTTATATAGCCCGGGTGAAGTTTATATAGTAGATGAAGACGGTTGGTTGCGTAAAACAGATGAAGTCAATGCACTACTAATAAAACATGAAAGTAATAAAATAAAAAAGAATGAAGTGTAACAAAGGTGATGTAGCAAAAATAATATACTCTATGAATCCTAGCAATGTAGGACGAATTGTTAAAGTAGCAGAGTATATTGGAAAGTTTCAACAGGGTTCACAGTTTGCCTTTAGAGGTGTAGTATGTCAAGCATTAGTATCAGATCACTATTGGTGGATTGAAGCAGAAGATCTAGACATTCAACTAGGACCGAGCCCTAGAGCATATATTGCAGACACTTGGTTAGAACCTATTCGACCAGGTAAAAAATCTAAAGAACAAGAAGAATTAGAACTTGACTTACTCGGTCTGAGTGTGTTATAAATAATATACAATGTTGAAGCAATTTGACGACGGAGTAGACCCGGGGGCGGTACCCGGCGCCTCCACCATAAGGACACTATAATGGCATTAATTTGGACAGGAATACAATACACAAGTTTAGCCGCACTACTAGGAATGTGTGTGACGAAATGGGTTATTGATTTCCGTGCTTGGAGAGCAGGCAGACAACAGCCAAAGTGCTGTGGATAGTGTTTTTATGATGGGGGCGAACTAGGATCGATACACGGCATAGATGAGTGGAGTTGTCCGGCGCAAGCTCGGTTAACGCAAGAAACAAAACAAACGCAAACGAAAACTTTGCATTAGCGGCTTGATCGCTACGGGGTAGTTATACCTTGTTACCAAAAATAGCAGGAAAGCACCTTCGGGTGCTTTTCTTTTCTCATAAACAAATTTTATATACCCATAAAAATTACCTGGTTGTTATTATCTGCTACGATAGTATAATAGTATTACTATGAAGAAAAAGATACGTATAAGGAGAAAAGATGATTGAAAGAATGTAGTAT